CACTACAGCCAGCTAACACAAGTATGTTAGTCCCTCAGCAACAAAGTCAAGTATTTGTCACAGAGACAGACATAACATCAACACAAAATCAAGTGGCAGTCATTCAAGGACAAGCTACATTTTAAATAAAATAGAAATGGAAAATACAGAATTATTAGAGTTAATTATAGAGGAAGAGGACGAGTCAGGAGTAGACTATATCGCATTAGTAGATAGTCCTGCCATAGAATCCGAATGGATGGCTTTTAAGAAGCATCAATTTGAAGAAACGTTTAACGACTATCCAGACTCAGCGTCTAACAATGCTGCTAAGGCTATTAAATACAAAGAAGAAAATGATGTCGACTGCGGAACTAGAGTTGGATGGACAAGAGCAAGACAATTAGCTAACAAAGAAAAAATAAGCTGGGAAACTATAGGCAGAATGGCAAGCTTTAAAAGACATCAACAAAATAAAGACGTTCCTTATAGTGATGGCTGTGGCGGTATTATGTGGGATGCTTGGGGTGGAGCTTCTGGCATTAATTGGGCTATTGATAAAATGAAAACTAAAGAAAGATACAGACAAGACTTCAAAATAGAAAACGAAGAAAAGCGAATTGTAAGCGGTTATTTTATGAAGGCAGATTTACCTATAATTAGACTAAACGACCAAAACGAAAAATATTATGTTGTCTTTAGAAGAGAGACTATAGAGAAAATAGTTAATAAATTTTTTAAAAACGGCTACAACGCTAACGTTAATTTAATGCATGATAACAACCTACAAGCTAAAGGAGTCTATGTTATAGAGTCATTAATTATAGATTCTAAAAGAGGCATCAAAGCGCCTAAAGGTTTTGAAGACGCTCCAGACGGTAGTTGGTGGGGTTCTATGAGAGTAGAGTCTGACGAGATTTGGGAAATGGTTAAAGACGGAAGCTTTAGAGGTTTCAGCGTGGAAGGTATGTTTGGACAAGCTAAGACAGTTAAATATCCAGTAAGTCTTATAAATAAAATTAGAGACGTTATTAAGAAATATAAAGAAAGAAAAAAATATTAACATCTAAATTGTGAAACTATCATTTATTTGTTATATATAATAATGTAAAAAAAATTTTTTATTATGAGCGAATTAAAAGAATTATTCAACGACATTAAAAGCATTTTTAAAAGCGAAGGTGTCGACATTGAAGAAAACTCTGAAAATATCGCTACTACTACTGAAGAATTTACTGAAGAATCTAAAGAAGAAACTACTGAAGAAACTGTGAAAGAAAAGTTTGAAGACGTTGTTTTAGCAGACGGGTCAGTCGCTCAGATTGAGCCTGATGTGTCTTTAGGTGCTGCGGTGGTTGTAGATGTAGATGGTGAGCTTTTACCAGCTCCAGACGGTGACCATGAACTAGCAGACGGTAGAGTAATATCTACAGAAGCTGGTGTTATTGTTGCAGTTGAGGAAGCTGAGGAAGCGCCAGAAGTAGAAGCGGAAGAAGAAGAGGAAGAAGAAGAAATGTCAAACACTTTAACAGAAGCTCAAGAAAGAGAAGCAAAAAAGATTATTGAGTCTATAGTAACTGAGAGAGTTTTCGGAATGGAAGCAACTATCAGCGAAGAGAACAATGAACTTAAGGCAGAAATTAAAATCCTTAAGGACTCTTTTGCTAAACTTTTAGAGCTAACTGAGAAGCTAATTAACGAGCCAGCTAATGAGGCTGTAGTTAAAAGAAATTCAGCTTTTAAGTCTTTGAAGAAAGAAAACAAAAAAGACATTATAAGTGTCTTAAAATCTAAAAAAATTATTAATTAAAAAAATTATCAATTATGAGTTTTGATGTGAGTACGCTTCCAGCGTATACGGAACAAAATGCAATGGACTTAATCATTAAGTCTGTAGCTGGTGGAAGATTAGCAAACTATGCTAATATTCAAGACGGTGTGAAAGGACCGACTACAATAAATATCCTTTCAAGTGACGTTGTATTCCAAGCGGATGGATGTTCTAGAAGTGCAAGCGGTTCAACTGCTTTGTCTCAAAGAACAATTACTCCTGGCGCTGTGGCTATACATGAGGATTTGTGTATGACTGACTTAGCTGCTAAATATACAGCTGTTATGTTAAAGCAAGGTCTTACAAATGAGAAGGAAGAGATTCCTTTTGAAGAGTTATATTTTCAAGAAAAAGTTGCTAAATTACAGAAAGCTATTGAAGTGGCTGACTGGCAAGGAGACACAACTTCAGGAACTGCTAACCTATCTAAGTATGACGGTCTTAATAAGATTATCGCTGCTGCTACTGCTGTAAACGGTAACCCATCGGCTATCACTACAGGGACAGGAATTACCTCAAGTAATGTTATTGGAATCTTTACGGGTATGGCTGAATTAATGCCAGAGGATATAATGGACGCTGACGACCTTAAATTATTTTGTGGAATGGATTCTTTCTTAAAGTATCAAAAAGCTATTGCTGATGGAAACTATTTCCATTATGTTGTAGACGGTGACTTTACTGCTGAGCTTCCTTTAATTGGATTCCCAAATGTAACAGTTTGCGCTACTCCTGGACTTTCAGGTTTAACTAACGGAAACTCTTACTTAATGAGAGCTTCAAATATATATGTTGGTGTTGATTTACCAGACGAAGAGTCTAATGACGTAAGGTCTTGGTTTGACCTTAATGATAGAATTTATAAGGTTTCTATGGCATTCAGAAGAGGTGTAAATGTTGCATTTCCTGACCAAATAGTAGAATTCTTATTAGTATAATGTAACGGGGAGCTAGTCTCCCCTTTTAAATAATTGTTAGCTGAGATGCTAACTAACTGAAAATCAAATAGTTATGTCATGTGTATTAGCAGCGGGAATGGCGAGAGATTGTTCTGACAGTCTAGGCGGAATTGAGGAAGTCCTTATTTCTGAAAGAGACAATGTCACAGCATTTACTCAGGCTTCCCACGAAATATCGGCAATTACTCAGGCGGGCGCAACTAATTTCTATAGATATAATTTGAAGAAAGAATCTGGTTCTATTACATCTACAGCTACTGTAGACCAAACTGGAGGAACTTCTTATTATGACAATGTTTTAGCTTTCACTATCAATAAAATGACAGCAGCTAAGACAAACGAGATTAAGATGCTTATGCTTGCAAGATTAGCCGTAATAGTAAAAGATAATAATGGTAAATATTGGGCTGTAGGATTTGACCATTTTGCAGAAGGTAGCTCTTTAGTTGCCCAAACAGGTCAGGCTTATGGAGACCCTAATCAATACCAAATAGAAATAACTGACAAATGTCAGTTCCCTTGTTATGAGGTTCAGTCATCGGTTGTGGCTGGTTTGACAATTGCTTAAATTGTTCTTTGTTGTATGAAAGAGGGGAGGGTAATATCTCCCCTTTTTTACTAAATTTGTAAATATGTTAAAAAAAGAATATATAGGAAAAACAATTCACACTAAGCATTTTAAAGTTTTAGTATGTGAAGAGAATATAGAGTTGCTTAAGAAACTTGAGATTTCTGAAGTATTTGAACAAAAGAAAAAAGCTAAGAAAAATGATAGTGATAAATAAGAACGCTACTACAAACTTTGTAGCTACCTTATATGAACTTAGTCAGTTAACTAATCCAAACTATTTATTTGAGTTTGAAAGTGACCAGACTAAGGTTAAATACTACACTATTATTTCAGACATAAGCACTAATAAACCTCGCTATAATGAGTTTAATTTTATTGAGGGGTCAAATGACCCAACTAATGGAACTCTAATTTTAGGCAGTGCTGGCTTTTACAACTATAAAGTATATGAACAAGTTAGCTCTAGCAACCTAGACCCAACAGGATTAAACAAAGTAGAAGAGGGAAAACTTAAACTAATAGACTCTACTTATCAACCATCATTTACTCAACATTCCGTTTCACCAACTACTAACGTAGTATATAATCCAGCACAATAATGAGCGTAAAACTAATCCCTATAAATTTTGGAGGCTATGAATTGCCAGAGTTTAAAGAATCTAAAAAAGGTGACTGGTATGAATACGGCACAGAGAGACCTTATAAAAATACTTATCCCGATTATTTAACTAAGCTCTATAATGAGTCTAGTAAACATAATCAAATCATAAATAGCAAAGTAAAATTCATTGTAGGTCAAGGCTTTGTTGTAGATGAAAAAATGACATTCACAGAGAAAGCTTATGTAGAGGGCTTCTTAAGAATGCCTAACGAAGACGAGAACATAGACGAGCTTACTTCTAAGCTAGCTAAAGATAAGAAAGTATACGGAGGCTTCAGTCTACAGGTTAGAATGTCTAAGGGCGGAAAAATTGCCGCAATAAATCACATTGACTTTTGTGATGTTAGATGTGGAGTTGATAATGGTTTATATTATTATACAGATGACTGGTCAGCTAGAAACCCACAAAATAACGAAGATTTTAAAATACTACAACACTTCCCTTATGATGACACCGCTAAGACAGATGTTGACTATATAATATACTACAAAGAATACAGACCAGACTTAGGTGTCTATCCGATGCCTGACTATACGTCAGCAATACCTTATTTAGAGTCAGACGCTGAAATAGCAAACTTCACTTTACAAAACATTAAAAACAACCTCTCAGCGGGCTATGTGGTCTCGTTCAATAATGGTTCCCCGACAGAACAGGAGATGCAAGCTATAGAGAGAAGATTTAAAGACTATGCTACTGGAGCTGATAACGCTGGTAAGCCTTTGTTGTCATTTACTGACCAGGCTAGTGACCACCCTCAGATATTACCTATCCCTGTTAATGGACAAGATGAAAGATTCATAAATCTAAACAACCAAATTAGAGAAGAAATATTCACAGCTCACGGCATAACTAGCCCTCAATTATTTGGAATTAAAGAAAATGCTGGCTTAGGGAATAACGCTGACGAGATAGCTGTAGCTTCTCAATTATACCAGAATCTACAAATAGACCCAGAGCAAAAAGTATTTGACGAGCTTATTAACTCAATACTTAATTTTAATGGGGTTACTGGTAAGCCTGTAAGACTACAGAAAATTGAACCAGTTCAAAGATATTTTAGTGAGTCAGCTATTATAGCTGTAATGACTCAAGACGAGATTAGAGAGAAAATAGGTCTTCCAGCATTACAACCAGAGCAAAGAGTAGAGCTTAAAAGCGATGAAGATGACATTATATTCTCACAATTAGAGACTACTGGACTAGATGCTAACAGCTTAGAGGTGTTAAAAACGTATCAAAACCCTATAACATCTTTAAAAGACGCTAAAGAATACGAAGAAATTATTAAAAAAGAGTCGTTTTCTCTTACTGAAACGCTTTCAGAATTAGAAAAAGAGGTGTTATCTTTATTAATTAAGAATCCTAATTTACCTTTAACTGAATTAGCTGACGCTTTACAAGTTCCACAGTCTCAAGTAAGTGAGGCAGTTAGTAACTTAGTAGACGCTGAGGCTCTAGACAAGAATTTTAAGCCAACACCATCGGCAGAAGAAAGCATTCAAAAGCCAATAGAAGAGATATTTGTTGTATATAGATACATTGAAAGACCAGACGCTCCACCGTTAAAGACAGAAAGTAGACCATTTTGCAGAAAAATGATGTTATTATCTACTACTAGAAGATACACTCTACAACAGTTAGAGCTATTAACTAATGATTTTGGACAATCTGGAATAGATATTTTCACTAAAAGAGGTGGATGGTATCATAATTATAAAACAGACAAGACTACACCATTTTGTAGACACATCTGGCAACAGGAAATAGTAAGATTAAAAAAGTAAATTATGGCAGTTTTATTCATATCGGAACAATACGTTAAAAATACTACATTAATAGACGAAAATGTAGACATGAGGTTAATTTTACCCAGTATTAAAGACTGTCAAGAGTTAAGAATACATCCTATTCTTGGAACTCCAATGTATGAAGATATTAAAACAAAGATAACTGCTGGAACATTAAACGCTGATGAGGTTAATTTACTAGACAATTATGTCGCTCCAGCTATGGCTAAATGGGTGATGTATGAATGTAGCGCCTCCATGTTATTTAAATATAGAAATAAGTCAGTAGCTACTAAATCTAGTGAAAACAGTAGCCCAGTAAGCTATCAAGATTTACAGTTTTTAAGAGACGAATGGAAAAACAAAGCAGAAGAAAGAGAGGCTAGGCTAATTAACTTTCTTTGTGATAATGATAGCCTATTCCCAAAATATAAAGAACACTCAGACGAC